AGAGTTATTAAGACAATCTATTATAATGTCTGATCCTATGAAAGCTGCAATGATAGACCTACAAAAAGAAATGACAAAATTAAATGATATGAGATTTCAAACAGTTGAATTTGCAAAAGCTGTTGGTAACTCTTTTGAGACATCATTCAAAGGAATTATTAATGGAACTATGAGTGTTCAAGATGCCTTTAGAAATATGCTTAATTCTATTGCTAATCATTTTATCAATACTGCTGCTAAAATGGCAGCTAATCAGTTGCAGCAAGGTTTATTAGGTATTTTAGGTAAAGGTTTAGGGAGTGCTTTTAGTGGTGGTAGTTCTTTCCAAAACTTTGGAAATACATCGGTTGGCACAGCAGGTCAATTTGTAGGAAGCGTTAAAGGATTTCCTACATTTGCAGATGGTGGAAGGCCACCAGTAGGTAAAGCTTCAATAGTTGGAGAACGTGGCCCAGAGTTATTCACACCTGGAGTATCAGGAATGATTACACCAAATCATGCTCTTGGTGGTTCTACAAATATTGTCGTAAATGTAGATGCTTCTGGATCAAATGTTGAAGGTGATGAACAAGGTGGCAGAGAACTTGGTCGTCTTATCTCAGTTGCAGTACAATCTGAAATATTACAACAAAAACGTCCTGGAGGTTTACTTGCATAATGGCTACCTTCCCTTCGATAAAACCTACATATGGACAAAGAAAAAACTCAGCACCATTAACACGCACTATTCGTTTCGCTGATGGTTATGAACACAGAATATTATTTGGAATAGCTGCACATCAGAATCCCAAAGTTTTTAATCTTACTTTTAATGTTTCAGAAACAGAATCAGATACAATAGAAACTTTTTTGGATGCAAGAGCAAATGATAGTGCCAGCTTTACTTTTACTCCACCTGGAGAAGCTAGTTCATCACAGTTTGTTTGCGAAAGTTGGAGTAAGTCGATACCTTATAACAATAGAGCTACTATTCAAGCTACATTTAGAGAAGTATTTGAACCTGCATCCTAATGTCAGTTAATTCAGCAGTATTCAGCAATCTACAATCTATAAATCCTTCTGCAATTATTGAACTATTTACATTGCAGTTATCAACAGCTTTACATGGATCAAATGATATTTTTCGTTTTCACGCTGGTAGTAACCTTAATGCAAACGGAGAAATAGTTTGGGATGGAGATTCATATCTCAGATTTCCAGTACAGGTATCAGGTTTTGCTTTTCAAAAAGGTCAATTACCTCGTCCTAAAATGATTGTGAGTAATGCAGGTGTAATACCAGGTCAAGGTATTATTTCTGCTATTCTTTTATCTGTTAATGAAACTACAACTGGTAATGATTTAAGTGGAGCAGTAGTTACAAGAATTAGAACATTAGCTAAATTTATTGATGCTGTTAACTTTGCTGACAACACAAATGCAACAGCAGATCCAAATGCAGAATTTCCTAAAGAAATTTATTCAATAGATAGAAAGTCAGCAGAGAACAGAGAGGTAGTAGAATTTGAGCTTGCAGCCCCAACGGATCTTGCTGGAGTAAAAATCCCAGGTCGTCAAGCAACTCGTTCTGTATTTCCCTCTATTGGTACGTTTATTTAATGAATTGGAAAGAACAAGCATTACTTCATGCGAAAGACCAAGATCCGAAAGAAGCTGTTGGATTGTTACTTAATGTAAAAGGCAAGGAAAGATATTTTCCTTGTCATAATCTTGCATTAACAGATCATCAATGTTTTATCCTAGATCCAGAGGATTATGTAAAAGCAGATAAGACAGGTGAGATTGTAGCTGTTGTTCATAGTCATCCTATTAGTCCACCTGTACCTAGCCAAGCAGACAAAGTTAGTTGTGAGGATAGTGGACTTCCTTGGTATATAGTTAATCCAAAAACTGAACAATGGGGATACTTAGAACCATCAGGATATAAAGCACCAATATTAGGAAGGCAATGGGTTTGGGGTATAACTGACTGTTGGAGTTTAGTAAGAGATTGGTATAAGGAAGAAAAAGGTATTCAACTTAGAGATTGGGAACGACCTTTGACACCAGAAGAATTTTTAAAAGATCCTATGTTTGAAAGATGTGCATGGAGAACTGGTTTTAGACAATTAAGACCAGAGGAAAAGTTAGAGAATGGTGATTTATTATTTATGTCTATTTTAGGTAATGGTTTAAATCATGTAGCGATATTTTTAGATGGAGATGTATTACATCATTTAACCGATAGACTATCTTGTAAAGAGCCTTATTCTGAATGGTTGTTAAAATGTACAGGAGGTAGGTATCGCTATGCTTCGTAAAGTAAAATTGTATGGAAAGTTAGCAGAATTTGTTGGACATAAAGAGTTCGAGGTAAAAGTCAGTAGCGTTGCACAAGCCGTAAGTTTTTTAATACATAACTTTCCAGGTTTGGAAACCTATATGAGTCCAAAGTATTATCAGGTAAAAGTAGGTGATTATGATATTGATAAAGATGAAATTGGTTATCCTATTGGACAAGAAGATATACATTTTATACCAGCTATAAGTGGTGCTGGTAGTGGTGCTAGAAAATTTTTAATGGGAGCATTAATAATAGGACTTGCTATAGCTACAGGGCCAGGGGGTTTTGGTGCGTTAAAACTGTTTGGAGGTGCAGGATTAGATTTAGGTATTATGGGAAGTTTTGCAATGAATGTAGGTATAGGGTTAACTATACAAGGAGTTTCTCAAATGTTATTTCCTTTACCAGACGATGAGGATTTTAAATCAGAACAAGATCCTCAATTATCATTTAATTTTGCAGGAGTACAAAATACATCAAGGGCTGGTACATCAATTCCGATAGTTTATGGTGAAATATTTACAGGGAGTGTTGTAATAAGTGCAGCAATCGATACTAATCAGGTGGACGCATGACTGATCAAAAAAAAATTATTAGGGGTGCTTTTTTTGGTCTTTTTAATAACAAGCCACCTGCCCCATATAAAGCTCCTGATACTTTACATAGTAGAGCTTTTGCTACTGTTCAAGATTTAATATCCGAAGGTGAAATAGAGGGTTTTGCATCTGCTTCTAAAGAAGGTCTTATAAAAGGAACAACAGCTTATGATAACGCAAGTTTAAAAGATGTTTTTCTTGATGACACACCAATTTTAAATTCAACTGCTTCTAGCTCTAGTCCTGATGAAAGTGATTTTAATTACCAAAACACAACTTTTAAGTCAAGGTTTGGAACGTCAAATCAAACTGCAATGAGTGGTATTCCTGCTGAAACAAGATCACCAACTGCTGTAGGAGTAACGGTAACTACTGCTGCTCCCGTAACAAGACAAGTGACTAATACTGATGTAGATGCTGTAATTGTTACTTTAACTTGGCCACAATTACAGGTTTTTGAAGATGATGGAGATGTTAGAGGACATTTTGTTGAATATAAAATACAAGTTCAATACAATTCTGGTGGTTTTACTGACGTAATATCAACTTCTGTTAGTGGAAGATCAGCAGATGCCTATGCTAGAGATCATAGAATAACTCTTACTGGAGATTTTCCTGTAGATATAAGAGTAGTTCGTATTACACACGATGCCACAGAAAGTAGAGTACAAAATGCTTTTCAATTTACAAGTATTCAGGAAGTTATAGATAACTCTTCAACATATCCAAATAGTGCTTATGTAGCTTTAAGACTTGATAGTAAAACTTTTAATCGTATTCCAACAAGAAAATATCGTATCAGAGGAATAAAAGTAAGAATACCAGGTGCATCTGCTTCTGTTGTGTCTGCAACTTATACGCAATCAACGACTGTTGTGACCGTTAATAATAATAATCATGGTTTGTCTGTTGGTGAATCAGTAGTGTTTACGGCTACATCTGGTGCTGGAGTAAATGGTACTTTTGTGGTTCAAACTGTTCCTGATGTAAACTCATTTACTTTAACTTCAAGTACTTCTCAAACTGTAACAACATCAAACTGTACGTTTGCTGGAACTCCAAATGTTGATTTAGCTACAGGAAGAAT